TTCTAATAGAATCAACAGTAGGGAGGTTTCGACATGCTGAAAAAAATTAAAGTTTACGGACGTTTAAAAAAATTCCTTAAATGGGATAACGGCACTTTTGAAGCTGATGTAAACAGTTTTGCTGATGTAATGAGTTTTTTAAAAGCAAACTGGCCTGAGATCAAGGGGCATATGTCTAAGCAGCAGTATCAAATAACGGTTGCTGATCGTGAGTTAGATATTGAGCAATTACAAGATCCCATAGGGGAAACAGAAGAAATTAAAATTGTTCCTGTAATGATTGGAGCAAAAGGATATAAAAAGTTCATTGCAGGAGCGGTTCTTGTTGGAGTAGTTGTTGCAACTGGTGGTTTTGGTGGGGCAGCAATAGGCTTGGGAATTGTGGGCGGTGGTTCCATTGCAATAGGAACTATTGTCGCTGGTATTGGTGTATCTCTTATGTTGAGTGGCATCTCAGAGGTTTTAACCCCAACCCCTGAATCGCCAACAGATGATGTCGACAAAGATTCAACAGACCCTTCTAGTAATTATCAGTTTTCAGGTGTGCAAAACATTAGCAGAAGTGGAATCCCGATCAGCTTGATTTATGGCTGGGAAGTAATTGTCGGCTCAGTGGTAGTTAGTAATGGAATTGATACGGCCCAAATTAAAGGTACTGCCTAATGTCTGTTGTTTCTTCAATTGCCAATGTTGTAGTTGGCACCATTGACGCGAGTCTGCCTAAAGATCGGTTAAGTTCAAAGCAATTTTTAACAGCAGTTGACGTTCTTGGAGAAGGAGAGATTGGCGGTTTTCCTTCTGCAATTGCTTACGGATCTTCACCAGGAAGTGCAAGTTATCAAACAGCAAGTCTTAAAGATATCTATTTAAATAAAACGCCTATTCTCACTGCTAACGCTGATCCGGCTGGCCCACAAGATCAGGAATATAATTTTAGGGATGTTGGCTTTGATTCTCGTTTTGGGACTTCTAGTCAAACATTTATTAAGGGAATATCTGAAATTGAAACAGAAAAAGCGGTCAATGTTTTAGTAGAAAAAGATTCTCCTATTACTAGGTCAATAACTAATACTGCTGTTACTTCAGTTAGGGTTACTGTTGTATTTCCAAGAATGGAAGAGTATGAAGATGATGGCGACATAGTTGGAAGTGAAGCCGATTTACAAATAAAAGTTCAATATAACGGTTTAGGTTATTCAACTATAATTTCAGATAAAGTTAGAGGCCGTTCAAGTTCTTCTTATGCAAGAGATTATGTTATTAATTTAAGTGGCGCATTTCCTATTGATATAAGAGTTGAAAGAACAAGTGATGATAGTAACGATTCAAAAAAAATTAATGCTTTTAATTGGTCAACATATACTGAAATTATTGATCAACAACGACCATACCCAGATACTGCGCATGTTGCATTAAGGTTTGATGCAGAGCAATTCCCAAGCATTCCAAGGCGTTCATATAAAGTCAGAGGAATAAAGGTTAAGATCCCAAGTAATGCAACAGTTCAGGCTGATGGTTCTTTATCTTTTTCCGGTAGTTGGAACGGTACATTTAAGACAGATAAAGAAACTACTTCGTGTCCCGCTTGGATACTTTGGGATATTTTAACTAATGAAAGATATGGATTTGGTCAACACATATCAGAATCACAATTAGATAAATTTACTTTCTATTCTGTCAGTCAATATAATAGTGAACAGGTAAGTGATGGGTTAGGCGGAACAGAACCAAGATTTGCATATAATGGTTCAATTCAAAGACAAACTTCTGCATTTAAGTTAATTAATGATATTTGTAGCAACATGCGGTGTATGCCTTATTGGGCAAATAATACATTAACTATTAGTCAAGATTCACCAAAAGATTCTTCTTATATCTTTAATTTAAGCAATGTAACTGATGGCGGTTTTTCTTACAGAGGATCAAGCGTTAAAACTAGAGCGACTCAAATTCAAGTTTCATATTTTGACAATGCGACTCAAGAAGTTGATTGGGTTGAAGTTAATGACACTGCAATGCAAGCTAAATGGGGAATTGTTGTAAAGAAAATAAAAGCTGTTGGAGTTACTTCAAGAGGGCAAGCTTCAAGACTTGGTAAATGGATGCTCTATGAATTATTTAATTCTACTGAAACAGTTTCATTTACCACAACCATTGAAACCTGTAATGTTGCTTGCGGAGATGTTATAGAGATTTCTGATCCTGTTAGAAGTGGAGTAAGGAGAGGGGGAAGAATACAGGCCTCTTCTGTTAATTTTATTACTGTTGATGATTCATCAACTCAAACAGATTTACCAACTACAGGCAACCCTACAATTGCCGTTATTTTGCCGGATGGATCACAAGAAGAAAGGGTAGTTAGTTCTATTGTTAATTCAGTTATTAACGTTACTACTCCTTTTTCTAGCGCTCCCCAAATTAATTCTGCTTGGATCTTAAAAGATGACACTGTTACCACTACACAGTGGAGAATTATTAATATTACTGAAACAGAAGAAGTCCTTTATCAGATAACAGCTTTACCATATCATTCTGGAAAGTTTGCTTATGTAGAAGATGGAACAGCTTTGTCATCAAGATCAGTTTCGATACTTAATGCTATTCCCAGTGCCCCAAGTAATTTAAGTGCTACAGAGCAAATTTATGAAGAAAACGGTGTTGCAAAAGTAAAAATTATAACTGACTGGAGCAGTGTTACTGGATCAAATCAATACAGGATCCAATGGAGAAAAGCTAATAGCAATTGGACTCAAGAGACAATTACAAAAACTGATTATGAAATCCTAGACACTACTTCCGGGTCTTATGAAATAAGGGTTTTTTCTTATAACGCGCAATTAACTCCTTCTTCTACTCCTTCCACGCTTTCTTTCTCTGCGGTAGGAAAAACTGCGCCTCCTGCTGATGTTGCCAATCTGACTTTTGAAGCAATTAGCGCAAATCTTGGGCGCTTGCGTTGGGATAGATCAACTGAGTTAGATGTAATCAACGGCGGCGGAATTAAGTTTAAACATTCATCTCTAACAGATGGTACCGGGACATGGAGTAATAGCGTTAGTTTTATTGCATCTAAAAACGGCGGACAAACAATTGCAGATATTCCTCTTTTAGAAGGTGAGGTATTAGTTAAGTTTTTTGATGATGGCGGTAGAGAGAGCACAAATGCAACATCTGTAATTATTGATTTGCCTGATGCTTTAGGCAATCTGGGTCTTGTAACTCAAAGAGAAGATTTATTAAGTCCAACGCCTTTCTCTGGAACAAAGACGAATGTTTACTATGACGCGACTAACACATGTATTGCTTTAGAAGGGGAAACATTCGATGGTGTGGCTGATGTTGACGCCATTGTTAATTTCGATTTGATAGGTGATATATCAAGTTCTGGAACATATAATTTTGCAAGTCAATTGGATTTAGGAGGGGTATTCTCTTTAGATCTTTTAAGACATTTTGTTGTAGAAGGATTTTTCCCTAATAATTTAATTGACTCTCGAATTGCGTTAATTGATACATGGGGAGATTTTGATGGGAGTAATGCAACAAATGTTGACGCAAAAATCTATGTTAGAACTACAAATGATAACCCTGCCTCGTCTCCTACTTGGTCAGCATGGAAAGAATTTACAGCGGGGGTTCATAAATTACGAGCTGCTGAATTTAAGGCAATTCTTACGAGTGGAGATACTGATGAAAACATTAGAGTTAAACAATTAGGTTATTCAGCAACATTAAAAAGAAGACAAGAGCAAAGCGTAGGGGTTGTTGCTACTGGAGCAGGTTTAAAGGCAATTAACTTTTCTAAACCGTTCTTTACTGGCACTAGTGGATTAGGTGGCGTCAATGCCTATTTGCCTTCTGTTAATTTGACGGTAAATAATCTTTCTAGTGGCGATTATATAGATGGCCCAACTGCTACTTCGACAGGGTTCACTTTCACGGTGAAAAATTCAGGAGGAAGTGCAATAGACAAGAATTTCACATGGTCTGCTACTGGTTTTGGTTTAGGGGTTTAGAATAAAAGAAATTAATATGGCGACATAATGGCACAAGTAACGGACTTCTCCGTAGCCAATGGAACAGGGTCTAGTGTGAGGGCCGACATTAATGATATTTTTGCTGCTTCCGTCTCCTTAAATTCAGGATCGTCTGAACCTAGTGGGACGAAATATTCCTATATGTGGTGGGCTGACACTACAAATAATTTGCTTAAACAAAGGAATGCCGCAAACAACGCCTGGGTAACGATCCTAAGTTTGGGTGTTGCAAATGGTGGTTATGCTGTTGCAGCGAGTCCTACTTTTACGGGTGATGTCACATTTACGGGGGCTTCTCATAATGTCGTTTTTGATGCCAGTCAGAACGCCTTAGAATTTGCGGATTCGGCTAAGGCGGTTTTCGGGACGGGAGGAGATCTTGAAATTTTTCACAATGCTAGTAATTCGGTTATTAATGACGCTGGAACAGGAGATTTATTGCTTCAATTAGGCGGGACAACAAAATTATCAGTTGTTTCAGGAGGCGTTAGCTTAGCTGGCGGGGCGGCTTGCAATATCACCGCTTTATCTGACGGGGCAACAATAACAATAGATATGGCTACTGCGTTACATCATTCGGTTACTTTGGGAGGTAATAGAACATTTGCAGCACCTTCAAATCAAGTCATCGGGCAATCGGGGAGTCTGTTCATAACGCAGGACACCAGTGGGTCGAGAACTGCGGCATGGAATGCAGCCTTTAAATGGGCTGGAGGTACTGCCCCCACTCTTAGTACTGCAGCGGGCGCAGTAGATCGAATTGATTATTTAATAAAGGCCAGCAATGTAATACATGCTGTCGCAACTTTGGACGTTAAATAACAATGGGATTATTTAATACAAGCATAAGAATGGGCGCTAGCGGCGGCGTTGATGATTATGAAATTGAACGTTCTTTAAGATTTAGTAGTTCTGATTCTCCGCGATTAGATAGAACCCCTACTAGTGATGGGAATAGAAAGACTTGGACTAAAAGCTTTTGGATAAAAAGAGGAACAATAGATAGGAGAATGTTATTTGGTGTTTACACATCTGGCAATGATGTAGCAGTTATAGAAATAAGCGATCAAAAATTAAGCTTTTATGATTATCTAAGCCCTAGCTATAGGCTACTGTTTCAAACAACACAACTTTTCAGAGATCCAGCAGCATTTTATCATTTTGTCATAGCCTTAGATACAACGCAAAGCACTGAAAGTGATCGAGTAAAAATATATGTGAATGGATCTCAAATTACAAGTTTTTCAAGTGAGACTTATCCATCACAAAATTTAGATGTTAAATTTAATACGGGGTCATTATTAGAATCTATAGGAACAGAAGGAACTAACCACAGATTGCATTTTGATGGTTACATGGCAGAGGTCTATTTTATTGATGGAACAGCATTAAACGCTGATTCCTTTGGTGAAACAGATGCATCTACAGGACAATGGGTTGCTAAAGAATATTCTGGCAGTTATGGAACAAATGGATTTTATTTAAATTTTTCAGACAATTCTGGAACGACTGCAACAACACTTGGCAAAGATTCAAGCGGTAACGGCAACAACTTCACGCCTAATAATTTCTCAGTTGCGGCAGGAGTTGGGAATGATTCACTAACAGATACTCCAACTAATAATTTCTCTACGTTAAACCCAATACAAGGACATGGCACTAATTTTGCAACTATTTCTAATGGGAACTTAGAAGCTAGTTTAAGTTCTACAACTCATCATGCACACAGTTCTATTGCTATGCCTCCTTCAGGGAAATGGTATGCAGAGTGTAAGTTTACTGATATAGAATCGGGAAGAGCTGGGATTCAGTTAACTAGTGATGTATCAGATTGGGGTGGAATAGATTATTTGTCGGATGGTGCAATAAGAGTTGATGATTCCGTAGTACAAAGTGGCTTGGCAACTATAAGTGATGACGATATTGTTGGGATGGCAGTAAATAGAGATGCTAATACTATCCAATTTTATAAGAATGGATCTACTGTTGGAAGTGCAGTATCTATTTCTGCAACTGGAGATTATCAATTTATTCAAAGACGAAATAGCAGTAGCGGTGGGAATGTTATTGGTAAATGGAATTTTGGACAGAGAGCCTTTGGGAACCTACCAACAGGATTTGACAAATTATGTA